CTTGATATGCTAAGTGTAATCTACCTTGTTCAGACCAAATTACTTGATCAGACTGTAAAGGCATCTCTGCACTTAACATTGATAAAAATCCAGATATAGTTCTATTACCATATCTATCTACTTCCTGCTCATATAACTCAGGTAAATATTGTTTAGTCCAACCATCATTTTGGATGTCTAAATAGTTACTCTGAAGAGTCATTTTTTGGTAAGCAGGAATTACTAAACTACCACTGGTTATACCATTAGTAGTAGATATCGCGGAATTAAATCCTCCCGCAAAACTTGCTGTTGCCATGTTTATTTAATTTTTAATGTTAAACTTCGATTAATAATTTTTAAGTCGAAATCTAGGGCTAGAACTATTATCGCCGCTTATAACTCTCACTTTCTGCTTTCCAGTGTCTACCATACCATCAGATGTTTTTCTGTCTAAATTAATATTCTTAGCTTCAGACGTCATTTCTCTAATGGCATCGGCTTTACCTTGTTCATAAAAATGATTTGCTAAAGCGTCAGCGTTTCTTGCAGCAAATAATGATTTGTGATAACCAGCAGCGTTTGTTAACATATTGTTGTTGTCAACGTATTTGCTAAAAACTTTTAGCACGTCGCTTTGGTTATCTTTGGTTTGCTGCACATCTTTAACGTTGTAACGATATTTTTTGTTCCCAACTTGAAAGTCAAAACCTTTGAAGCTTTCATTAAAAACTTTGTTAGTTTCTTTGTTAAAGTGTTGTTGTTGCTTTACACTTAGCTCTTTAACCTGATCTTGCTCTTTATTATAACGATCAAAAAACTCAACAGCTTTTTGTTGTTCAGGAGGTAACTTAGAACCTAACTTAAGTTCTGTATAATACTTATCCTTCATTAACTCTAAGTGCTGTTTTGCTTCTGCAACCGCTTCTTTATAAGCAAGCTTCTTTCGCTTAACGTCTCTTGCCTCATCAACTTCTTCATCATAGCTAAATTTATCTTCTAACATAAAGTTAACTTCATCAGAATTTAAATGAGGTTTTGTTTGTTTATAATATTCTCTTAATAGAGCTTCATTATCAACATTTGAATAATCCGCATTGAGTCGGACGTAATCCTCAAGCGTTCCACCAGTCTCATTCATAAAGTCCACGACTTTTTGTATGTTTTCTGGTAGTTCCATTCCTGGATTTTCTTTAGTTTCTTCTACTTCTTCTTCAACAGTATTAAGTTCAGGTTCATTTACTTCTTCTTTCTGCTCTTCTTTAACCTCTACCTGCTCTTCTGTTTCTGTTATTTCTTCTAAAACTGGTTGTTCAGTTTCAGCTTGTTCTTGCGTTTCATCCTCCTGTTGTTGTTCTTCTACCTTTTCTTCTGTAGTTTCTTCAACAGGCTTAGTCATATCAA